AGCATATATAGATAGTAATCTATTTCTTGGAAACAGTGGCGGCACTGCCGCATACAACGTGCGTTTTGATGGCTTTTCCAATTCTCTTTATGTTGTTTGGAATAATGGAACATCAGATATAAACAGTATCTCTTATGCGTATGGTGGCACTGCATGGGTACAAACTTCTGATGAAACACTAAAAGATATTATTGAACCAATCACCGATGCGGCAAATAAAGTGTCAACACTTCGGTCTGTTATCGGCAAGTTCAAGACCGAAGAAGAAGGCACTCGGCATCCATTTTTGATTGCACAAGACGTACAAGCTGTTTTGCCTGAAGCTGTCTATGTGAACAAAAGCAGAGTTGAAGGCGAGCCAGATACATTGGGCGTTGGATATACCGATGTGATTCCTTTGCTTGTTGCTGCAATCAAAGAGCTCAAGGCATTGACAGACACTCAAGCAAGCACCATCACCACACTGACTGACCGCATCACTGCACTGGAGACACCATGAACGACATCAAACTCTCAACCAACTTGGTCAACGCCATCCTGCAATACCTTGGGAAGCAGCCGTATATTGACGTTTTCCAGATTGTCGAGGCCATCCAAAAAGAAGCCAAAGAACAGCAGAACGTGGATAATCCACCAACAGCATAAGGAGCCGCCATGAGCAGCACGTATTCAAACAGCCTTCGGGCCGAGTTAATTGGTTCCGGCGACCAAGCCGGTGCTTGGGGCTCAACCACAAACAGCAACCTTTCAAACGTCTTTGACGTGGCAATTGCCGGGTATCAGACTGTCAGCGTTACAAGCGCTAGCCAAGCCCTGACGTACTTGAATGGCCCAACCACAACTGCCAACTTGAACCAGTCTGTATACGCCATGCTGCGTTTCACGACAACCACCGGCGCGGCGTTCAACGTCTATGCTCCCCCGGTGTCCAAGCAGTACATCGTGTACAACAACAGCGGCTACTCGATGATCCTTTACAACTCGACTGTGATTGGTAACACCACCGCAGCGGGCACGGGTGTCACGGTGACCAATGGCGCAAAAGTCATGGTGTGGTCTGATGGCACAAACTTCAACGAGCTGCAAGCCGCCAACCTGACTGGAACTTTGGCCGTTGCCAACGGCGGTACAGGTGTTACAACCGCAGCGGCTGTTGCGTCTCTTGTTGGTAACCTGCTATTCCCTGTGGGCGCTCTTTACTCCAGCACTTCAGCAACCAATCCAGGCACGTCTTTAGGGTTTGGTACATGGACAGCTTTTGGCGCAGGCCGGATGTTGATCGGCGTTGGCACAAGCGGCGGACAGACTTTTGCTGGCGGAGCTACTGGCGGCGATTTTGCACCTGCTTTGTTGAGTCACACCCATACAGGCACTACGGGTGGCCAAAGTGCCAACCACACGCATGGTTTTTCAGGAACAACAAGCTCAGCGGGTACTCATGCGCATGATTTCATAGACGAGTTAGTGCCAATGGCTCTCATAAGCCCCCAAAATTTAAATGGCTTGGGAAGGCAAACATACAGCTCCAGTTCAATTATTGCGGGCCCACATACAAAAACTGCTGGAGCCCACGACCACACCTACTCAGGCACTACCGGCACCGTGTCAGCGGATCACAACCACTCATTCACAACCGCCGCCTCTTCATCTGGCAGTCAAACAACCGGCAATTTGCCGCCATACGTTGCTGTCTACATGTGGCAGCGCACTGCCTGACGGAGTAAGAAATTGATCCAATCAGCATCCTCTTTGCGGCCAATGCTTGTGTTGCGGCTATCAAAGAAGGGTGCGAACTTTACAAGCAGGCCAAAACCTCTTTCATGGAGGTCAAGGCTACAGTTGATGAAGCTGTTGGGATTGCCAAGGAAGTTCATGGGTTCTGGGGCAAGCTTGCCAAGATGTTTGGTGGAAACCCCGCCCCCACCGCGCCCAAGCCTGTGGCGAAAAAGAAGGAAAAGTACGTTGCTGTTGACGAGTCCAAAGTCATGGCGGATGTTGTCAGCCAGCTTACTGAGTTCTTCAAGTTGCAAGAGCAGTTGGCAGCGCACATAAGGGAAGAGGAAGAGAAGAGCCAGACCGTCTACGACCCCAATGCCAACCTGATGGAAGCCGCCCTAAAGAGGGTCATGGCTCAAGACCAGATGGCGGCACTGGAAGTGACGATCAGGGAAACGATGGTGTATCAGTCACCGCCAGAGATGGGAGCGCTGTATTCCAAAGTGTTTGAGATGCGTAGCGTCATACAGGAGGAGCAGGAGAAGGCAAGGTTGAAGGAAGAGGCGCAGGAGAGGTACAAGCAATGGCAACGGCGGGAGGAAAAAAGAAACTTCCAAGCAAAGTCGGCGTATCTCGTAGCGACTATCCTATTCCTCCTTTACCTGTGGTTGTGGCTCCTGTTCGTAAGTCGTTTGGGGAAGACGTAATGGGCTGGATTGCTGCTTGTGTGCTGGTTGCCCTGTTACTTCCCCTGTTGGGAATGCTGTACTTGGACATCTTGGAAACTAAAAACGAAGCCAAACAGCAGATTGAAAAAGTGGAAAAGTTACGAAGACAGATAGAGCAGGAGAAACGAAATGACAAAGCAACTTGAAAAAGACTCCACCTACAACCAATTTGACACCGACCATGATGGCGTGGTGACCGATCAAGAGCTTGCTCGTTCTGAGCGGATGCTGATGATTGAGAACATGGACAAGATGGCTGACCAACAGCGTGTCATGTCTTGGGCTGCGCTTGCACTGCCACCCGCCTTGATTGCTTTCTTGGCTTCTAACCTAGTCAGCTTGGAGAAAGTTAACGCCCTGAACGGCTTGGTTACTACCTACTGTGCGGCGATGGGAACAATCGTTGTAGCGTTCATGGCTGCTCAAGCCTACGTCCGTGGTAAGGCAGAGGGGTGAAAATGGATCAAACACTACGAGGCAAACTGACTTATAAAGTCACCCTGATGGTCGCTTCAACTTTGTGTATTGTTGTTTGCAGCATGGTGTTTACGTTGATGGTTGGTCTGTTTGATCCCCTCGTAGACAACACTGAAATTTTCAAGCTCATCAGCCCTGCATTCCAAACCGTGGTTGGCGGGTTCATTGGTTTGTTGGCTGGCATCAAGCTGTCTCATGACGATGAAGAAGTGACCAAAAAATGAAGGGTTTACTCTCTGGATTGATTGCCCTGCTGCTGACTTTCGGTGGCGGGTATTTCTACGGCAAGCACGTTGAGAGGGAAGTTCAACAGGCTGAAGTTGACCGACTGAATACCGAAGCACGAGCCAAGGAACAGGCTCTAGCCGCTGCCGTAACCACCACCGCTGAAGCACTGAGGAAGACCAATGAAAAAGCCAAACTTGCTACAAAGCAGCGCGATGCTGCTATTGATTCTGGCGCTCTCAAGTTGCGCGTCAAAACGACCTGCCCCGTACCAGCCGCCCCAGATACCGCCGTTGCCGCCGGAGATAGTGGAGGAGCGCCATCAGCCGAACTTGACCGAGAGACTGCTAAAGCTCTTGTCGCCATAACCGACGAAGGCAACCGAGCCATTGAAAAGCTCAACGCCTGCATCACCCTTTACAACAACGCTAGGAGCGCCCAATGAACTTGACCACCAACTTCTCCCTCCACGAACTGACCAAGTCCGACACCGCCTTGCGCAATGATCTGGACAACACCCCCGGCGAAGCCGAGATTGAAGCCCTGCGCCTGCTGTGTGAGAAAGTCCTCCAGCCCGTGCGTGACCACTTCGGTAAGGGCGTCAAGGTGAACTCAGGATTCCGTGCTCCAGCCGTCAACCAAGCTACCGGAGGCTCAAAGACCTCAGACCATTGCCTTGGCCGAGCAGCCGATATAGAAATCCCCGGTGTAGCCAACGCAGAACTTGCCCGATGGATCATGGATAACCTAGAATACACCCAACTCATTCTTGAGTTTTACACCCCCGGCATCCCTGACAGTGGCTGGGTGCATGTCTCTTATGACCCAAGCAACCTGAAGAAGCAGGAGTTGACCGCCACCAAAGTGGCTGGTAAAACAACTTATCTTCAAGGGCTTGTAGCCTAAATCGAGGGTGTTATGCCATTACAGAAACTGCAATTCAGACCCGGCGTTAACCGAGAAGGTACAACGCTCGCCAACGAAGGCGGTTGGTTTGAGTCCGACAAAATT